GCTCACGGTGGTGGTCTGGCTGGTGAAGGTCGTCGCGTTGAACACCGCGTTTGCCACGCGACGCTCGGCGTTCAGCAGCACGGCGTGGCGAGCGCGTTCGGCCGAGATAACTTCAGAGTCGAACCAATCCGCGTAGAGGGCTGCTTCGTTATCATCGACCGGCTCCTCCGCACCGTGCTCCACGGTGGCGAACGTCGACTTCTGGAACGTCCAATCGCCGCGCGCGTAACCGCTGCGCGCGGAGCGTTCGGTGTCGCGCTCCTGCAGCAGCTGCTCGACCGGGATGATCCCGAATTGGCCCGACGCGCGGGCCGACTCGAAGACCGGCAACACGCGATAGGCCACGAAGCCCTCGCGATCGGCTTGCAAGTTGAACTCCTCGAGCGCGGCGGACACGTCGGGCCGGAGGGTCGAAAGGGAACTTTCAGGGGTTGGCATGTGAGTGCTCCTGGTTGTCGCGAAATAAAAAGGGGCCGCGCGGTTCTCCCGCGCGACCCCCACAGGTCGCGAGCGTGTGGGCACTCACGCCGGGAGGCCAATCCCAGCGGTGACCCAGGAGCGGGCGCGCGGGATACCCGCGCGGCCCCAAGTGGTGATTGTGTCGGCTGCTACCAGCCGGTCGGTTCTCCGTTAGCTGTCGGCGGTGTAAATCGCGCCCCAGGTGGTGTCGTCAACGGCGAAGAACACCGACAGTGTCTTGCCCTCGGTGTCGACGGCCGCGTCGGTGGTGCCGTCGTTGATGTCGTCGCCGCTGGCCGGGTACACCGGCAGTGCGTTTGTGGCCGTCGGGTTGTAGACGAGCACAAAACTGCCAGCCACGGCCGCGGGCAGCACGACGCCCTTCGTCCCGTCCGCACCGGTAACGATGTTGATCGCGTCGGCGGTCAACGCTCCGGCGTCGCCCTGGGCGGAGCCGGCCGCGGCCACCGTATCGACGGTGAACCGAGTGCCCAGCCCCAACGTTTTGTTGGTCAGCGTCTGAGCCAACGCGACCGCCGCCAGTGTGTCGCCGTCGGCCTCGGGCACGATGATCGCGTTGTCGCCCGAGAGGGTCGCCTCAGGCTTCAGCGTGGTCGTGAAGTCGCCCGACCCGCCGCTCTGCGCCAGCAGTTTGATCTTCGGCGCCGAGCTGTCCGCGTCGACCTCGAATCCGACCGCGTTCGTGCCGGTGATCGTGGCCGAAATGTCCGTGTTGGGGATCGGCAGCACTTCAATCACGTCGCCGTCGGTCGCGGCGGCCTCAATGGCGTAGCCCTCGACCACGGTGCCGCTCCCGGCCACTTTGCCGCTGGCGGCCGCGTAGACCGCATTGCCGGCGGTGATCGAGCCGGACGCGACCATTTTGCGGGTGCCTTGGGCACTGCGAAGCCGCACCGCGACCAGATCGGCGGCGGCAAACGACTCGACCTCTTGCGTGCCGATCGACACGTCGCTGGCGCCAGCCGTCGCGAGGCTGGTGCCGGAGAGTTTCACGCGCAAGAAGCGGTCTCGCGCTGCGCCGGCGGTGAACTGCCGGCAAGGGGTTTCGACGAATTGACTCATGGAATGGCTCCTGGTTGGAGTGGGAAGCAACTTGTGTGGTGCGGTGCGGTGCTTTGACGGTGTCTACCGGCTGCGGGCGTGCTGCGCGTTATGCTCGGCCACCGCCGCCTGGCGGGCCTCCGGGTGCTCGCGGGCGATCTGCCGGGCGGCCAAGTGCGTCGGGATGTTCCGCTCACGGGCCCGCTCGGCGACCAGCGCCCGGAAATCGCCGGCGTCGGTGTCGGTGGACTGGCCCTGCCCCTCGGGCAGCCCGTCCACCCCCGGGGACTTGTGGTGGTCGGCTTGCGCCTGGGCCTGTTCGGCGGCTTTGGCTTCGGCTTCCTGGGCCTTCGCCTCTGCGGCCGCCGCCCGCTCCTCGAGCGCCTTCGTGTAGGCCGCGCGGGCCTGGTCGATCGTGGCGTCGGCTTCCAGTTGCGCGGTCAGGAAGTCGGCCGTCGCGGCGGGGAACGCCGCCTTGAGCTCCTTGAATGTGGCGGGCTGTGGACTCGGCGGAGAAGTGACGGGTTCCGGTACTTTGGCCTCTGCCATGTTCGGCTCCTGTTGTGTAGGTGAATCGACTTGGTTAAGCAGGCGATCCGGCACGTTGCAGAATCGCGTAGTGTCAAAGTTGGCGGCAATCGCCATCCGGCTTTCGCTGCGATCGGCGAAGCCGCGTTCGATCGCGTCGGCAGCGTCCATCCATGTTTCAGCGTCCATCCACTCGGCAATCTGCTCGGCCGACTGGCCTGTACGGCTGCTGTAAACGCCGATGAGTTGGTTTTTGAGCTTGTCCATCACGTCGGCTGCATCGCGAAGGTCTGACGACTCGCCCATAGCAAGCCACAGCGGATTGTGGATCATCAGCATCGCGCCGTCGGACATGACGATCTCATCGCCAGCCATCGCTATGACTGAGCCCATCGACAATGCCATGCCATCGACGTGAACAACCGTTTTCCCCTCGAAGCCTCGAACAGCATTGTAAACAGCGAGGCCGTCAAAAATGTTTCCGCCTTCGCTGTTAATTCGCACGTCGAGGGTATCGACGTTTTTGAATTTCGCTAGTTCGTCACGCACCTCCTTCGGGTCGATGCCGAACATGCGATCGACCGGCCCGTACAACACCAATTCACCCCGGCGATCTTTTGCCATCATGCGGCCTCGTTGGTATCAGTGCTGTTTTCTTCTTGGTCTCGCGCGACATCGACTGACAGACTCACGCTGTCGGGCGTCGGCAGCGCGAGCAGCTGCTGCCAGGTCACCTCCAGCCCGTCGCGGCTGATTTCCCGGGCCTTCGCGTGCGCCTTCTGGATGATCGCCGCGTTGTCCTCGACGATCTCCGTCGATAGATCGTCCCAGTCCAGTCCCCGCTCGGCAGCGAGCCGGCGCTTGGACGTTTTCAGACCACGGTCGCGGATCATGTCCGCCTGCGCGTCTTTGGACGGGTCAATGTATGGAGCTGTCGGCGGGAGCATCCGGTGGGCAAACGGGTCGGCGCCCTGTTGCTCGGCCAACGCCCGCAACTCGGGGTCCGCGGCCAGCCACTGCCGCACCTTCCACCGCCACACCGGCGCATGGAACACCTCGGCCAGCCGGTGTTGCAGCGCGCGAAACCCGGCCCGCGCTTGATCGACCGCACCCCGCCAGCCGGAGAAATTCGTATTGCTCGGGTCGAGCAGTAGCACCGCCAGCGGGAGCCCCAGATTGATCGCGACGATTGTCAGGATCGCCGCGTCGTGCCAGCGGTACTCGGGCGTCGGCACGTTGGGCGAAAACCCCTGAATGGTCTCGCCGGGCCGGCCGTAGATGTTCAGCCCCGGCGCCAGCGCCTCGATCGTGCGCGACGTGCCGTCTGGGCGAATGTCGGTGGTCACCTCGCCCATGGCGCCGTCCGGGCCGCCATCGAACCCCTGCTCGAACTGGTGCAAGAAGCAGACGCATGCCGCCGCAGATGCCTTAACTGCAGTTGAATAAGCGAGGTCGTCCCCCATGCGGCAATAGTCGACCAACCGGGCGGCCACGGTCACGCCTCGGGTGCCGCTGATCCGCTCGCGCAGATAGCCGTGGAGCACGACTGGTTCGCCGTCTTCATCGCGGGCAGGAAACTGGGCCATCTCGCCCACCAGCCGCACCGGCCGGCTCGGGTCGATGTCCTCTTTGGTGATCCAATACTCGAGCGGTCGCCGCTGGTCGTCCTGCAGCACGCCCATCACGCAATTCTTTTTCGTGTTGCTGGGCGTTCGCAATCGGTGATTCTCGATCAGTTGCAGCGCGCCGTCGCGGCGCAACAGGCCGATAACGTCGCCGTCGACGAGCATGTGCCGGAGAAAAAGCCGCTCCAGACCGTGGAACGTGGACCTGGCCGAGCTGTCGCACCGCGCCGCATTGCTCGCCCAGGCCTTCCACCGTTCGGCCAGCGCCGCATTCAGCTCGTCCGACCCGGTCTGCGGGTCCGGCCGGATGCCCTCGCGGCAGACATTGTCGACGACGCGATTGATGCCGGCGCCAAAGACCCGATCATTCCGGTCCAGGGAGCGGGCCTCTTCGACCGCCTGGAAATAACGCCGTTCGCTGCGCCAGTGGTAATCGGCGTGCGAGCCGCCGGCGGCGATCCCGCGCGGCGAGGGCCGGAACTGGGTGGGGCGGCCGACGTTGTAATCCGCGCGCAGCGCGGCGAACGCCTGGTCGATCGTGCCATTGATGCGTGTACTGAGGCGCGACATTCGTTAACCTCGCCAATCGCTGGCGAACCCGATTTGCTTGGTATGGCCGGTGCCCCCGGTGCCACTCTGCCGGGCCAGCCATCGTTCGGCGTCGCGCTTTTCTTCGCGGATCAACTGCACGTCGATGTCCAGCTCTTCCCCGCCGCGGCCGGCGTGCTTGGCCAGGTAGAGCATCAAGAACTTGCAGGCGGTGCAGAAGGCGAGCGCCTTCTGCGTGGAGGAATCCTCGGCATAGGAGGCGTTGTCGAAATACGCCGCCCGCACCTCGGAGAGCGTGCTGGAGCTGGAGAG